TCGTAGTGGGGATAGAGGATGTCTCCGTCCATATATGAGATGGAGCGCCAGCCCATCTTGCCTTCATTGAGGTAGAACACGATGGCGGCGTCGCCCACGACGGCGTTCTTGAAGATGAGGTCATATTTCGCGGCCTCCATATCGTGCCAAGCCCATCCCTCCATAAAGGATGAGAGGCGGTCTTGCATCTGCTGGTTCTTACCGCCTGACATCAGCTTGATGTCGGTGTCTGCGCCCGTTAGGAACGAGGTTCGCTGGTTGGCGAAGATTTCCGGTAGGTTAACGGTCACACGGGCCAGTTGCCGCTCATAATACTTCTTTTTCTTCTTGTCGTAGGACACGGGGTTCGGGTAGTACAGCGGCGAGTTGATCTTATGTGCGTTCTGGTCGAACTCGCGCATAAAGTCCGCCTGCGTGGGGGCCGTGTAGAGAAGGCTCCCTTCCTGATATACGGGGTTGAGGCTGGAAGAAAGCCCATGCCCGTAGGGTGTGAGTGTTGATGCCGGGAGGATGCGGGTGAAAGCCTTCTTTCGCATCACCTCGTCCGGGGTCATATTGAATGCGGTTGGGGTAAACATATCTTTGTGTTTTTGTTTCTGTTAAATAAGTAGTCCGAAACCCTCTCTTACCATTGTTGTGTTCCTTTCAAAAAGAGGCATAACCATCATCAGTCCCTCAATGAAGTCCGGTGAGTGTCCGATGATCCGTTTCATGTCGGGTTTGGAGATTATTTCGTACCTACCGGCGTTGCTCTCCTTGCGGCGCAACACCCGGCGTTCCTCTCGAAGCCTTTCTCCAACGGTCGTTTCGTGACCCTTGCTGTCGACGAGTTTCCTTTTGAGGATGTCCGGGTTTATGGAGAACTGCCCGGCCTTCAATGCACGCACGAATTTCTCAGCCGCTTCGCTTTTGAGGTTGTTCCAGAGCCTCGGGTCGGAAGGTGCGGACTTGTTGTTGAACTCCACCGCTTTGTCCTTGAAGGCAGATGACTCCTTGAGCCAAAGACCAAGGCCGTTGCTGTCGTATGTGAAATTCTCTTTTCTGACGCCGTTTTTCTTTAGGAAAGCCTCGATGAATGGGATGACGTCATCGGACAATCCTCCGCGCCGTATCTCCATATCCGCTATGTGATGGCCGTCGAATGCCCAGATGACAAGGAAGTCTCCCGTGAGGGCCACGTCCGCCGAGGCCCGCATGAATCCATCTCGCCGTTCTGCATTCTCAAATAGACGGTCAATATCTTTATGTGAAAGCTGGCTCTCTCCGTCCTCGATTCTCGTCCAAAGTCCTTCCGTGTCACGAATGAGGTTTGCCGCCCCGCCGAGGGCGAGTTTTGACAGATATGTCTTGTCTGTGACTTGTAGAATCTTGTTTTCGGAGTAGTCGCCCTCGATAAACGTGAACGATGTGATGAGGCTCTTGTACGATTGCCCGGTCCGTTTCATCGTGGACTCCAACGCCTCATGGCACCTGGGGTCTTCGTACACCTCTTTCGCGGAGTCGCCAAGCACGAACTCATCCGCTCCCTTGCCGTAGTAGAACAGATATCGGATGACTCCGCTCCTTTCCGCGATGACACGGTGCGTTTCGGGGTCTATGTACCATGAGAGAAGCTGGTATAGTGGATGTCCTTCATCCACGGGGTTGCATGTGGCAAGGAGTGTCGGTTTGAGGCCGGATGTTGAACGGCAAGCCGCCGCGAGGTCTCGCAGTACGTCGAGGTTTTCGGTGGTGTGTTCCGGCAATTCTTCGATGTCGATGCACACGGCCTCGGCTCCACGGAATCGGTTCTTTACCTCCTTCGCGTCCGCGATGTGCGTCATAGTTACCATCGCCCCACTTTTGAACGTCCATGTGAAATTGGACTTGGTTGGTGTCGCCAAACCGGTGAAGACATCCTTCGATGCCTGCCATATCGTATTCTCGACATCATCCTTATATCTTCGGAAAGCGAACATCTTGACATCTGTCGTTTGCGAATAGACAAGCATCTTGTAGAGGACGACCCATGATTTTCCGCCTCCTCTCTTGCCGCCGCAAATAATGACATCGGCAGGGCATGTAAGAATTTTTTCTTGAAAACCCTCTTGTGGTATCAGGTCGTAGAGCCTGCGGACGCCGCTTGCCTTTTTTTGCAGGTTGTCCGCCCGAAGTTTCTTGACAAACTCGGCAGAATAGACAAAAGACGGAGTGCCGTTGACGATCTCGCCAGCGCGGTAGAAGTCCATGTCGAAATCCTTGAGGTCGATAACTGCGGTGTTCATCTTACACAAAGATGCGACGGTTGCGACAAAATAGGACAATTTTTTTTGTCGAAGATTGTCGCGGTCACTTTATATTTGCCTATGTATGGACACGAAAGAGAAGAAATCGGTACAGATTCACTGCCCAACATGCGGAAAGTCGTTTCCCGTCCGGGTGGAGGAACTGCAAGGTAGGTTGAGGCTTTCGGTCCGATGCCCGCACTGCAAGCGGATCGGCACGATAGAATTGCAGGACATAGAGTAGAGCGCCGCACAGAGCGCCTTTAGGCTACCAGAGTTCCCTTAGAGAACCATACAGGCCCGTAGGTAGAGAAGGTCAAGTCCTTCTCCGTCTGCGGGTTTTTTGTTTAACCAACCGTTCATTGAAAAAATGCGCAAAGATGAAATTATTACCGCGCTCAAGACGAAGTATTTAGGCTTTGCATTGAGCAATGAGGCTATTGACCGGATTGCCTCGGCGAAAGAAAAGACCGTCACGGATGACACCGACATCGAAGCACTCATTTCGGATGTTGCGACGATGGAGTTGGTCGCCAATGAAGTCAAGAAGAACGCAGACAAGGAGCGGCGCTTGCGCTCCGACTTGCAGAAGTCCTTCGACGACTACAAACAATCCCACCCCGATACCAGAAAAGAAACGGGCGAAGACGAAAAGAAAGAGACGAATGAGGATCAGGAAGTGCCTGAATGGGCCAAGGAGCTGCGCGAGCAGAACAAAGAACTGACACGCCGCCTCGACGAACAGGACAAATCCGCCAAGCAGAAGGCCATCCTCGCCGCCGCCCTCTCCTTCGCAAAGGAGAACGGATGCACCGACGAGAAGGGACTCAAGCTGACGCAGGCTTTGTTCCGCCTCAAGGATGATGAATCCGAAGAGGACGCCTCCAACCGTTTCAAGGCCGAATACGACGCCACGATGAAGGACTACTTCGGTGATGGCGTCACCCCCTACAAGGGAAGCATCATCAGCACGCCCGCAAAGGTGAGCGACGCTGACAAGGCTACCAAGGCAAGGGAGGACGCAAAACGGGTGAGAGAAAGCTAACAACAACACCAAACAACACCAAACATGTTAGAACATTTCAACAACGCTTATTCGCGCCGCTCGGAATCCTTCGGCGGGGCGAATCCGTTCCTCTGCCACCCGGACGAGGTGAAGTACCGTCAGTACGGCGCTCTCGTCAAGGACGAACTGGCAGACAAGGAACTCGTGCATGCCGGTACTCCCTACGAGGTTGACCTTGTGAAACATGAGGTCAAGTTCATGAAGGTCTGGGAGGTGGTGAAGGTCGAGAGCGAGACCATCGAGACGGTGGCCAGCAAGCACATCACCCTCAACATGAACTGGCTTGCCCCGAAACTCGCCGCCACCGACGTCGTGATGGTCGTCCCCTCGTCCATCAACGGAACCGGCAAGGGCGTGGTCGCCGGAACCGTCACCGATAACGAGGACGGGACCGTCACCATCACCGTGGCTTCCGCCAGCATCGACTCCGTTGCCGCAGGTGACTATCTCTCCATCGCAGCCGCAGCAGGCTCGTCCAAGGCTCTCAAGGTGAAGGGCAACGGCGTCCTCACCCGCGACCTCCGCGCCGGTAACGGCCAGAACTTCGTCGACATCGCCCGTGGCGAGGTCTACTGCTATGTAAACACCGTGAACGGCATCCCTGCCGCAGTCATCGGCGCTGCCCGCGAAATCGGCCAGTTCATCGAACCCGAATACTTCGCAGAAGTACCCACTGAATAAAAGGAGGACTGAAACATGGCAAAGAATCTCATTTCAGGTCTGTATTCGACCGAATTTTATCAGCTTCTCGAACAGAGCCTCCTGGCTCGCGGCTACGCCTCGCTTGAGGACTGGATTGCCGAGAACCCGAACTACTGGTTTGACGAGGAGGCGTGGAAGACCATCTACACCCTCGCGCCGTTCGAGAATCCCGCCCGCACCTTCGAGCAGAAGATTGGCGAGCGTTCCGTCCCTATCATGGCGACCTACCTCTCCGACGAGGCTGAAGGTCCGCTGCTTCCGACCGCAGGCGTGTCGAAGAAGACCGGCGAAATCCCGCGCATGGGCCGCGGCGTCGCCTTCGACATCGACGCATACGAGAAGATGCAGATGCTGGCCCGTCAAGGCGTCAACGTTCAGGATGCCTACTACGACCAGTTCGTGAAGGACACCATGAACCTCATCCAGAGCATCCACTCCCAGCGCTCCTTCACCGGCTTCCAGGTGGAGTCCAAAGGTTCGTATGTGACCACCCTCGCCACCTCCAACGGCGGCATCGTCGGTTACGAGATCAACCTCAACCCTCTTGCGGAAAACCGCAAGAAATGCGGTGGCTTCTGGCTCGGCAACTTCAAGCACGGCACGAAGAACGCCTGGAGTTCCGGCAGCGCGAAGCCGCTGGGCGACCTGGAGGACATGTTCAACTACGGCTGGCGCATGCGTATCATCCCGCGTGACCCGAAGGCTTCCGTGTACCGCATGAGCGCTTCCGAATGGGAAGTCCTCAAGGCGCACGCAGACACCAAGGCCAAGGTCGCGTTCTGGAAGTACGGCCCGACCTCCGGCTCCCTCGACGCCTATGTCGTCACCGACACCGACCTGAAGAACTACATCGCCGACACGGGCCTGCCCGCCGTCGAGGTGGTTTCCTACTACGGCTTCGGCACCCTGCTCGACCCCAAGACCAAGAAGTTCGAGACCGTGGAGACCGAGGCCTTCGACGCCAACACCGTCGTCCTGCGTCCCGCCGGGAAGTTCGGTGAGATTCAGTGGAAGCGTGCGAACAACATCCTCGCTACCGCCGACTCCCCGATCATGTACACCGAGGGCGGCTCGATGGCCATCTGCGAAGACCGCGGCAAGAAGGGCTTGACCTTCCAGATCGAGTCCATCTGCCTGCCCGTCCCGAAGGCCATCCAGACGGTGCTGTATCTGACCACCAACGAGGCGGCAGCATAACAAGTTCATTGAAGATGTGATAACCTGAACTCAAGGAAGATATGGCTGACATTGCAGACATGATGACGGTTGTCCGGTGGCTTGAGGCCGAGGCCAGCCCCTATGTGGACTTCCCCGTCGAATTTCTCTACGCCAAGATGCTCCGTCGCGGCATCACCGAGGATGACACCCTCGTCTCCGAAGTGACGGAAAAGCAACTTGACCTGCTGCTAGCAGACGTCTATGTCGGTGCGGCCTTATCTTCCTCGAAGTCGGGTACGCAAGGTGAAGCCGACGGCGGCTGGTCTCACTACGTCGCAATCAAGAACGTCGTTTCGCGTGATGCGCTCCTGCGTATGGCGAAAGACCTCTACGACAAGTGGGACGAGCCGTTCGGAGACCCTACCCCGAAGATAGTCCTCAAAGACCTATACGGAGATGTATAACCCCCGCTGGCCCCATACCTTCACGGCTGTCGTTCCCATTCTTGATGAGAACGGACTTCCCGTGCTGGACGATAACGGAGACCCCGTGACGGAACCCATCTCTTTCGAGAAGGTGTTGTACGACTCGCGGATGAACCCTCTCGTCGGCGCGGACGGTGCGTTTCTGACGGAGACGGCGGACGTGATGCCGTGGGGTTACAGGACTTCCACGGGCGGCATCAAGGACTCTGGAGAAGTGTTCCGCACGGACTTCAAAATCTCCTGCCCCATGATGCTGACGCACTTGGAAGAGGGGACCATCCTAACCCTCACCGACGCAACGCACACGTTCATCGGTGTCGTGAAGAAGATGACCACCTACAACTGGGGAACGAACATCTGGATAGACCGACAGGGCAATGACGAGGCAGCAGAGGAATAACGACCGCGTGATAGACAACGCCATCCGCAAGTTAATGGAGCGGAAGGATAAGATTGTCGAGGCCGGGTTC